GCGCACAAACAACTTCTAGTGTGTGGGTCGGTTCGGTTACACCATTAGTTTCGCGTGCCTGCACTGTCTTTTTCATATTTACACCATCAGTTCAAAATGCGGACCATCAATAAATGGGCGGCGTCCTTGGCTACGACGCGTGTCGATATAATCGTTCATCGCATCTTCCATAGTACCACTCCACTGTGCGATATTCGGCACAGTCCACGCCGCGCCCCAACGCACAGGGACATCTACGACACGAGCGCCTTCTGCCATTGCATCCGCAATGTCGTCGTACAGATTCAATTCCCACGACCCTCTCGAACCAATGTAGGCCATAAGGTCCACGGCAAGCCCATCAATGTGCTTCGACTTCATGGTTTGGCTCGCGCCTTTGGCGACAAGCTCCCGCTGCTCTTCGATAGTCCGCAAACCTTGCACCACGCCAAAATCGACTTTGGTCGCGGTGATTGCGTACTTCACGACGGCTACAAGGCGTTCATCTACGCCCTCCAGCCTGTCCAAGCTGCGCTGAGAAAGTTTGAATGTCATTTTGCTACGCCTTTGTACTTCTCGAAGCTGCGCAAACCGCCCAGACCCAACATGCCCAGCAAGACAGTCATCAAGCTGTCCATGTCAAACTTGGGAAGGTCACTGGGGTGTAGCCCCGTTACGTTGAACGCCACCAACCCGAAGGTCAGCATCGGCATGATGATGAAGTGGTAGGCCAGCGAAATACCGCATACCCACCCGATGAAGGGACGCCAGCCAGCTACAAAAATAGAGCGGTGCCCAGCTTCGGCTTTGTTGACTTCGAGCTGACCCATGGTCTGCTCGTGCATCTGCTTTTCGGCCATAGTCGCAATTTCGTGGGCGAGCTTGGCCTTCTGGTCCTTGTCCTCGATGAACTTGTCAAGCAAGCCAGTGACGGGGCCAATGAGTGCTTGTAGCATAGTAACCTCCTAGCTTATGACAATAACCTAATACATCTCCACATATTTTGCAAAGATTACTTACGGCTCATCCACGCAGACACGCCCATGTAAGCGCCGACCACCCCTGCTTGGGCGATGTAAAACAAACCAAGAAGGTCAGCCAGAGCGCTCACGCGGCTGTCTGGAATTATAGGAGCAAACAAAAGAGTGCTGAACACGATCATCGACAGCATGGCGACCCACGCCATCCGCTTCTGCGCCTCACTCTTTTCCTCCCGTAGCTCGATCTCCAGCATCTCCTGACTGCGCTTGATCTCCGCGTCAGTGACGACACCATCACGATCCAAGTCAAACTCCTCGTATTTACTATGCGGCTGCAAGCGTTTCTGGGTCATAAGCCACCGTCCTTCAAGAACTTAACCCACACCACCATACCCACTATCCCGAGGACAAATATCGCAGCCGCCAGCACGTAGCCTGCGTACTCCCACATTTTATCCCGCTTCTTCTTGGCGTCTATTGCAGCTTGCCGCCGCTGTTTGCGGGCTTCGGCTTGGAACCGTATCCAGTCATCGTACAGGCCCGCTCGCCCGTACAATTTCATCATGGTGGTGAGTTCTGCTTCGACTTGCTTGATCTTCTCAAGCGCCATGAACTCTTCGAAGTCGTTCTCGGTTTTACCGCCAAGGAGGGAAAGAACACTCTTCTTTTTCTTTTCACCACGGGCTTTTAGGTCTTCTTTAGCAGAGACCATCTTCCCGATAGCGCCCATAGCATCGGAAAGGTCGCGCCCATTGGCGACGAATTGTTTGACGACCGCGAATCCGGCGTTAAAGGCTGCTAACTCTGCGAGCATACATAAAGGTCTCCTACATAAGGAATTATGTCGTCGCAGCGCAATATGGCGTGTAACTACGTTATACCATAAGAAGTTAACCTGTGTACAGCCACTTTGTTAGTTCGAGTCAAAACGTGATGTTACTTGTTTTTTGATTCCATCAAGCGGTCTAGCTTTTCGTCCAGTCGATCTAAACGGTCCAGCACACGGTTGATGTCGGCATGGACCTCGACCTTCGTCACGTACTCTTTCGCAATCTCTTCCCGAGTGCGGTTCAGAAGGATTTGGACCCGTTGTAACTCCGCAATGTAATTACGGAGCACGAAGCCTAGTACACCCAAAATTGCGGTGAGTGCACCGCTCCACAACAGGTCCATTTCCATTCTCTACTTACTCGTCTTGTGGCTCTTCTTTCGGCGCTTCGAGAGACGCCGCGAGCATGTTAACAAACGCTTCGCGTCCGACAGCCAACTGGTCCATATTAAAACGAGCATTGTCCATCTTGCGGCCAAGATCGTTAATGTGGTTCAGCATGGTGCGCTGTTCATCAGTCATGTCTTCGACGAAGTATTCTTTGTCGTTGACGGTGATTGGGGTCTTTTCATTTTTTCCCATCACATGTCTCCTTTAAGTTAAAGTTACTCGTTAGCTGCGATTGCCGCATTTACGGCAGTCATATCTTCTGTGGTCCAGAAGTCTTTTGCCACCATGAGCTTCAAATGCTCGACGTTGCGAGACACACAATCGGCCCAGTCTTCGTCAGACATTTCGTCCGGTTTACCTGCATTCAGCAGATCGACCGAATGGCCCATTGCAGTGTAGTGTTGAGCGATTTGCTCGGCGGTGATTTCAATTTCATCAGTCATGATCTTTCTCCTTTACTAGACTGAATTACCAAGGAAGCGGCGGGGTATCGTCGCTGGGTACATCAAGTTGGTTTGCGATGGTGTATTGAGTGTGGATGTAGGACGTGTTGTCTTCAATCCACCCAATAACGGTTTCTTTGGTTAGCTCATCGTAAGGTATAAACGAAACCTGCTCGTCTAAAACCTCTTGAGGGAACGTTAGCTCTTGCGAGACACGCCCTTGCTCACCTTGATACTCCCCCCAAACGTAGTAATTTACTTTGTAAACCACATTAGGGGTGCCGTTGATGGTCTTTGTGTGCATTTGCTCAATATCAAAGCCAAACGTCATCTGGTCGTAGTAAGCAGGAGTGACGGGTTTCGGCTGATATTTGATCCAATATTCTTCAGGTGTCATTTCTTTACTCCTACGAAATACGTTGCGCGTACACAGTGATTGACGCGGCAGCATCCGAACCCGGCCCGCTAGAAACAAGTCCTTGTAATCCAGACGTACTGGAGGAAGCACCGCTTACACGAATATTCCAAAGCCCCGCAGGACGGTTAACGTGGTGGCTCGCCATAAACTGGATCGGGCTACCTGCACCAACCCCGTTTGTACCAATACATTTGAAGATAAATACAGCATCTTGATAGTAAGGGGAGATTCCGTAGTTACAGTTAATCATTACAAGGTAGACGGCTCCGGCGACAAGATTGCCTGTTGGGATAAGGTCCGCATAAGTCGTACCAAACGCCCCCGCCGCCACGTAATCGTAGGTGTTGGAGTAGTCGGCGTTCATTTGGAAGCGGACTCTTTTTAGTTTTCCGCTGTTAAAGTGCGCCTGTACATACCCATCGCCGTCAGAAATTACGACTTGCCCGTTAGCGGTACGGATGTCGAGGCTGTCTTGGTTACCATTATGGCTACCAAGAATTACGTTTTTGCTACCAGTAGTGACATAAAACCCGCTGTTCGCCGCGCCGATAAACGCGTTGTCAACCCCAGAAGTTAGGTAGTAACCCGCTTGGACACCGATGCCCATGTTACCAGCGCCTGTAAATGACGCGTTGTAACCCAGAGCAGCATAGCCCAGAGCAGTGTTATTACCGTTAGTGGTGCCTGTTCTACCCGCGCCGTACCCGATATAGGTGTTGTATTGACCAGTGGTAGTATCCGAACCCGCGTTAGCCCCAACTGCGACGTTAACGCTCCCAGTTGTGCTGTCAGTAAGTGCCTGAAAACCAACCGCAACGGAGTTGTTTGCGGTAGTATTTGATCTAAGAGCGCCTGTACCAATAGCAACGTTTTGGTAGCCCGTGGTGTTGTAATACAGAGCAGGTAAAGTTGAGCCGTTAAAGGTGCCAATAGCAACGTTTGAGTTACCAGTAGTGGTAGAGGCCATAACAGAGTCGCCAATAGCGACGTTTGACCCTGTTGTAGCGTTAGGCAGTGCCGCTTGACCTATGGCAACCGAGTAACTTCCCGTGGTATTTGCGTACAACGCGCCTTTGCCGACCGCGACTATGCGAGTGCCCGAAGTGGTGTTGTATGCCGCGTTGTAACCCACAGCGACGTTATCAGCTCCAGAAGAAACGGTAAGTGCTAACGTGCCTATTGCGGTATTCCCACTCCCCGTAGCATCCAACATAGCGTGGTATCCCATCGCCGTGCTGTTGCTTCCCGTGTTGTCTTGTCCAACTCGCGTACCGAACCCGGTGTTGAAATTCCCAGTGGTGTTGTTCTCAAAAGCCGCATAACCCCCAACGGTGATCCCGCTCCCGGTCGTATTTTGTTCTCCAGAGAACGCACCGAGGAAGGTGTTGGTATTACCCGTGGTGTTTTGCTGGCCAGCCTGCCAACCGATAGCCGTGTTGAACGACGCCGTAGTATTAGACACAAGTGCCGCTGCACCGACTGCCGTAAGACTGCTACCTGTAGTGTTAGCATACAACGCTTGATAGCCGACAATCGTGTTGCTGCCGCTTGTGGTATTGCGTCCAGCTTCGTGGCCTACGGCGGTGTTATTGCTTAACGTAGAACCAAAACGCAACGCACTGCTACCTATTGCGACGTTGTAATTACCCGTCGTGTTTGTGGTCAGTGAGTCAACGCCCATCGAAATGTTTTGAAGGCCAGTGGTCAACGCCTGCTGCGTAGTGCGGCCAATCGCAATGTTAAAGTCGCCCGTTACGGGTCCGGTTTCCATACCGCTTTTACCAATAGCGACGTTCCAACGCCCAGAGGTAACACCTTTACCCGCCGAATCGCCAACAAAGGTATTAGCATCGCCAGTTACGGAGAAACCAGCTTGGTTACCAACGGAGGTGTTATTGTTCGCGGTGAGAGCAGAGTAAAGGGCTTGGTAACCAACGGCGGTGTTGGTGGCGCCTGACGTGTTGGCGCTCAGTGCAGAGCGACCAACGGCAGTGTTTTGGCCCCCTGCGGTAGTATAAAAGAGGCTCCCTGCGCCAACAGCAACGTTGTTAGCTGCGGTAGTGGTACTGTATCCAGCTTGGTAACCAACCGCCGTGTTACTTCCTCCGGTACTGGACCCAGAAACACCATATAGTGCCTGCGTACCAATAGCGGTGTTACTTGCGCTTCCCATGTAACGCCCAGCGTAGTAACCCAGACCAGTGTTAGCATTATTAGTTGTCGTTTGTTCAAACGCGCCAACGCCAACGGCGGTTATGAACGTCCCTGTGGTATTCCCACTGGCAGCGCTATATCCCAGCGCAGTGTTAGTGGAGCCTGTCGTATTCGCACCAAGCGCGACTTGCCCTATAGCTACGTTCAACGACCCAGTGGTGTTAGCGATAAGAGCCTGATAACCAACAGCAACGTTGCTAGAACCAGTGGTAGTTGCGTAAGCAACCTTAAAGCCCAAACCAGTGTTGTTATTGGTAGTATTATTGGCAAATGCGCCAACGCCCACTGCGGTGTTATTGCTGCCTGCAATGTTTTGCTGTAAAGCTGACGCAACAACCCCGGTAGCTGACCCGCCAACCGCAACGTTATACGCCCCTGTAGTAGTAAGGGAAAGAGAATTAGTACCGATAGCCGTATTGCCCGTACCCGTGGTAGCGGAGGTTGCGGCCTTAAAGCCAACTGCTGTGTTGTCGCCTGTCGTGGCGGTGTAAAGCGACTGATACCCAACCGCGACGTTATTGGTAGCGGTTTCTGCCGTGAACAGAGCTTGGTGGCCGATAGCGATGTTGCTAGACCCCGTGGTATTTGCATTAAGTGACTGCTGCCCGATACCTATATTGGAGTTACCCGTAGTGGTGTTGTAAAGGGCGGCATAACCTAATGCGACGTTGCTAACCCCAGTGGTCAGATTAAAGGCAGACAGTGCGCCTAGTGCGGCAGTGTTAGCGGCGGTGGAAACTTCCGTCAGAGACTGGAAACCAACGGCGGTATTATAGTTACTGGTGGTTAAAGCATCACCAGCCAACCCACCGATAAAAGTATTGTAGCCCCCCGTTGAGATCGCCCCACCAGCATCCTTGCCAAGAAGCGTGTTATACGCCCCCGTGGTAATAGCGTCCCCTGCTTGGGTGCCTACCAGAGTATTATTAACCCCCGTCGTAACGGAAGCGCCCGCATTGTACCCAAAAGCGGAATTGCTAGAACCCGTGGTATTAAGAACTAGGGCGGTGTTACCTACCGCCGTATTCACGCTTCCGGTAGTATTTGCGCTAAGAGCCGCATACCCGACCGCGACGTTGTTAGCCGCAGTAGTATTAGCATCTAGTGCTTGAGCGCCAATCGCGGTATTCCGGCTACCCGTAGTGTTTGCAGTAAGCGCCAGACGCCCGATGGCCGTATTCTCAAACCCGGTTGTATTTGCAGTGAGAGCCAAAACACCTATTGCAACGTTATTTGACGAAGAGTCAATCGCAGCGCCAGCGCCACGGCCAATGGCGATGTTGTCGCCGCCCGTGATGACCCCCGTCATAGCATCCCGACCGATACCAATGTTATTAGTACCCGTGGTAATTCCGCTGCCTACGCTGTCACCAATGGCGATGTTACCGGACCCGACAAAAGACCCGCCGCTCAAAGTATTGTTGCCCAAAGCAACGTTATCAGTGCCTAGCGGGAAGTTACCATCCAGCTTGATCGACGTCGCATTGAAGTCAATCGCACCCGTCGCAGTAATCCCGTTATCTTTCAGCAAAACGCCGTCAACGGTGACGCCCGACGTAGCGGTAATCTCGCTGATCGTGTCGGCTTTCAGAGTGCCCGTCGCAGTAATAGCGCCAGTGACGCCCAAAGTGCCTGCAATCGACGTATTACCGTCAGCGGCAGTTACGGTGAACTTGTCAGTGTTTACGTCAAAGTCGCCATCAACGCCCAACGCGCCAGTGACGTCGATGCCGCCAGAAAGCGTTACCGTGCCACCAATCGTAGCGTTGCCCGACAGGTATAGGTTACGAGGGCGGGTCGCCCCAGACGCACCGATGTCGTAGGTGTCGTCGAGGAACACCAGCCCCGATGCCAACGTGGCGTTGACAGTAAGGCTATCAGTTGGGTTATCACCAATCGTGGTGTCGCCCGTGATTGTCACATCCGTAGCGGAGATCGACCCAGTAAGGGTAGGCGACGAAATCGTCGGACCAGTCAGCGTCTTATTGGTAAGGGTTTCCGTACCATCCAACGTAGCCAACGTACCAGTCGTCGGCAGCGTGACGTTCGTAGTTCCAGTCGTGGTCAGAGTAAGCGCGTAAGCGCCAGAAGTCGTAAAGGCCCCCGCAGTCGTGACCGCACCGCCAAAGTTCAGCGTATAGTCGTTAAAGCTCAGCGAGTTGAAGTTCGTTGTGCACTGTTCGACGTTGGTCCCGTCGCAGAACACAAACATGGTCTGCCCATCAGGGATTGCTACGCCCGTGCCAGCCGCTGTCTTTACGGTAACCTGTTGTCCTGAGTCGTTCTTACAAACGTAGAGCTTGGAAGCGGAAGGGCAGACTACGGTAGCCGCGCCAGTTAGAGCTGCCCCCGTATCCGTGAACTCAAGCATTGCGCAGCGGGATTCGGAGGTCGTTCCGTCCGCTGTAGTCAGCACATGCGAGTTCGTCGTCCACGAGTTAATCACTGCGCGACCAGCAACTGCCTCTTCGACCATCGAGGTGATGTTGTCGTTTACTACGTCACCCCACGTACCACTCAACTCCCCTTGGACAGGAAGGGCGAGTTTAAGTATCGAAGTATACTGTGTCGTCATTTTTTAATCCTCACGCGGCTATATCTTGCCAATTCGGGTTCTGTCCTGTTGAAACATTACCCCAAGTTGGTGATTGTGCGCTAGTAATATTTTGCCAATTTGGATTCTGGTTGTCATCAACCTCACCCCAAACAAGGACTGTTCCTACCGCGCCTGTTGCATCTACACCCGTAACTATGACGTCTGCATCGGCCTTGGCGACTACGGAATTGAGCCTTGATTGCCCCATAACGCCTGTCGCGTATACGGTCATACCAACCGCGACAAAGACGTTGCCCGTAGAACCAGTGGCAGACAGACCTGCCGTCGGGACGATTGCGTCACCGGAGATAGATACGGTTCCAGTTCTACCTGTAGCGCTTACCCCTATCGGGTAGATGTTGGCCTCGGCAACAATGCTGACCGAGCCTACGCTGCCAGTGGCGGATAGCCCTGACGGATATACGTTTGCAGCCGCGTCAACGGTAACACTACCTAGTGCTATCGTCCCCGCTACGCCCGTTACCGACACATTTGCGTCGGCGGTTACAGTGACTGTGCCTAGCACGCTGGTCGCTTCAACACCAGTCGGCTCAACCACAGCCCCTGCGCTTACGTCTACAGTCCCTACAGCACCTGTGGCTTCAACACCAGTCGGGAAGACATTTGCTTCCGCGACAATCGCTACAGTTCCTGTTTCCCCAGTAGCTTCTACGCCAGATGGGAAGACGTTTGCTTCTGCGACAACACTTACCGAACCAACACTGCCAGTGGCTTCAAGGCCAGACGGCTGAACGGTAGCTGCGCCGCTAACAGAAACAGTACCAACTGCCCCTGTCGTAGATACACCAGTGGGGAATACAGTACACCCCAGCGATACATCAACGGTGCCAGTGGCACCCGTAGCCTGAACGCCATCAACTTCGACAATGATAAGGTCCGTACCCCAAGAGCCTTGGCCCCAAGCGGTAGCACCCCACCCTATGTATGTAGTTGATGACGCCATCTACCCACCCTACGCGATCCTGATAATGGCGTTCGACGCATCCGCAGTCGGGAACTGGATCGTAAAATCGCCCGCTGTAGAAGTCTTGTCGGAACCAAAATCAAGAACCGCTACTGCTGGATTCGTTGCACCGTCAGCGTGATAAATCAGCGCCCCACGAGCCGTAATCGTTGCCGTAGCCCAAGTCGTGTCGGCGAAATCTAGGTACGCAGTGGTACCAGAAGACGTCGGAGCCACAACGGTTAGCGTGTTACCACCCGCAGTATAGCCCGTACCGGACACTTCATTGGTTGCACTATACGCGGTCGTTGCTGCGCCAAGCGTAGCAGACGAGGTGTACAGAGCGATCTTAAAAACCTGCGACGTATCCGAGCTAAAGTCCATCTCACCATCGAGAAGGGCTTTCTTGAATGACGTGCACATTGCCTGAGTAATTGCCATTTCTAGCCTCCTATTCTACTTCCATTCTGAACTGCCCAGAGCGGTAAGTATCTTCACGAAGTTTGCCGTCGCCAAGCATTTTCAGCAGTTTCAGCGATTGCACATACAAGCGCTCATACATCTGCACAACGTCAGGTTCGCCCTTCATGAAGCGGATTGCTTCAATAAGAGCGCCGTTAAGTAGTGCAGAGTCAAACTCATCGCCAAGCCAAGTCGTACCCGCCGTGACGATGGATTCAGGATAATACCCGTAGTGCAGTTCCATCTCGTAAGCTGCATCGGGGGTAGGCCCCAGAATGAACGAGTTATCATCAAAATACGCGTAGTGTTTCGGCAAACCTTGCGACGAAGCACTAGGATACGCTTCCCGAATAAAGTTTACGTCTTTATTCAGGAGGTAGTGGTAATCGCCGCTACCATCCACGACCGCTAGCGAGTACGTCCACAAGAAGTCAGTCGGCATCCCGAGATACTTAATACCCGACGTCAATGCGCCCGTAACGTTCTTACGCAGTGCAGGTATCTGAACAGTATTGTAGATTTTCTGCTCAGCCTGCTGAGTGAACATAGCGAGCTGATCGTCAGTGAACGTGTTCTCAGTGACGTCTTCAATGTTGGTTTTCAGCTCGGTATAGTTCATACGTTACGCCATCGGTCCACGGGCTTTAGTGCCCTTCGTTGCACATCCGGTGCCGCGTACTTTAACGCCGCCACCCTTCGCCATCTTCATCTTCTGCATTTTGGCCTTAGCAGGTTTAGCCACTTTTTTGCGCATTTTGACACTCCTATGTAATGTTTACCGTAACTGTACCTACAAATCCAGTCCCTACAACGGACTTCATTGGTAGGATAAGAGCACGGCTCTGAGCATATTGATTGGAATCAGGGCGCGGGTCTCGCAACGCTTGCGGGTCGTGTACTGGAAACTCACCCAATTTTAACTGTGGGTGGTCTGGACTCCAGCACTCTCGACAGGCTTTGAGATTGGTATCTCGCCCTTTTTCAATCAAATTCCGCAGTTCACGTAGTCTGTAAGTAAACCCGCAAACGTCACATACGCCTAACGCTTTCTGGCTCGATGCAAATTGAGTTGCCATGTTAAATCCTCATTGCACGAGGCACGAACCGCGCCGGAGTCTTCTCCCTGTCTTCGCCAGCAGCAAGCATGAATTGCTCTTCATACGCCTGCTTCAACATAGGGATACGTTCCGCCAACTGTGGGTCTTTCATGGCAATATAGTACGCCAGTCCAGCTACCAAGCAGGGGAGGAACCTGAAGTTCATGTCAGCGGTCTGTACACCGCTTCCTGCGTCCTCGATACGGCGCATCCGCCAGTAACGGAACACATAGTTATTCGAGTCAGGGACGGGCCACACGTTAATCTTAGGGGCGTCGCGTAGACGCTCGATCCAAACTTGTATTGGCCTGCCCTGTGATAACTTGTTTGGAATCGAAGCGTAAGTACTTACGCTAATACGAGTTATCGTAAGATCAGATTGTGTTGAAACGTTACCTTGACCTGTACGAATTACTTGTTCAAGCAAATCAATGGTATCGGCTGGTAACGTGTATTCAGACGTGCCAGCAACCAGATTGATCGACCCTTCGTCGATGGTCCATAGGTTGATGCCACGGTTCTGCCATTCGATAGTCAGAAGGTTCATGGAACGACGAGCAGTACGCAGGTCGTAACCCGAACGCATCTCACGGCCCGCACGTTCCCACGCTTCTTCAGCGATCTCCGTGAAGTCCATGTTGAATGCGGTGGTACCTGATGTCGTCATTTCTTAGTCTTCCGCTTTGCAGGAGACACCCGCCGTGGTTTACCCGCAGGTTGCCCCAATCGTTTCTTCTCGGCGACTTTCTGGCTCTTCTCAGAAGAACTCATTTCACCGCTAGTCTTAGGGGTCTTGCTCGACACACGCTTTGTAGGTCTACAGTACGGCGTTCCGCGCTTTTCCCCTTCTTTGCGACCGCAAGCCTTACCAGTACGCACGTCTTTCCAGTCCTCTTTGAACCAGCGTTTGAGTGCCGCACCTTTAGCTGTCTTGCGTACCGCCATTATTTAGTCCCTTTATTACCCCAGTTTTTCGCGCCGACCTTACGGCACTTCGCAATAGCCCCAGAAGCATAGGCGGACGGGAAAACCTTGTACCGCGATTTGACCTTGCTGTAGCAAGCGTCTTTCACCGCACCGCCCTTTTTGTAGCTTTTGCCGCTACAACACTCACAGCCGCAGGAGCTATTGCGATAGTAACTGCGCATTAGGAACCCTTCATCTTCACCATTTTGCACTGGCGAACTGCGCCACCGCGAGCCATGCCGCAACCACGGACTTTGCCGCCGGACTTGTAGCCTGACTTAGCCATGCCGCCCTGCTTCATCATGCGACGTGGTGCACCTGCACCCGTACCCATGACGGCATCCGCCGCACGGCGACGGCGAGCGTTGCCTGCCATCATTTGACGAGGAGCGGCTTCTTCAGGCTCCATCATCGGCTTTTTCGGCGCGGGCATAGCACGCTTGCCGCCCATCATCATCTCACCACGAGGGTCAGACATGCCGACCATACGGCCTTGCTGATATTTTTTCGTTTTCATGAATTCTTCTCCTACACTTTGGGGAACCCCGACCTTCTTAGCGAATGCCGGATTGTTTGCGACTGCCGCCATGAACTTGCGCTGTTTTTTGGACTTTGCAGGCATGACGTCACCATTTCACCTTATCCGCCCAGTAAGCCGCGCTCATTTTGCCCTTGGCAATGTTCTTGCCGTGGCGGGCCTTGAACGACTTACGTTTGGCTTTCATACGGGCAGATTCGCCCTGTTTCGGCTTACCAGCGGTGCTAGCACCCTGCTCGCCAAAGCGGATTACCTTCTCTTTGCCCCCCTCACACGCCTTAACAACGTGCGATTTTTTGGGATGCGAAGGCGTACGACGCGGCTTGTTACAAGCCATGCCAGCTTTATCAACTCGCCCGCCTGCCTTGTAATATCGCCGCATACCGCCTCCTAGCTATAGAAGACCGTAATGGCGTCGATATTTGTTGCTGCCGAGATGTAGACATCTGTCTCGCAACGCAAGCCATTATCGGGGATGTTGATGGAGTGGGAATCAGACGCAAGGAAGTCAATATCCAGCACCGTAGCCCCACCATTGCCGTTGGTAATGGTCAAACGACCAGCCCCAGTGGCGTTGGTAAGCACTTGGACCTGACGTACGCGTGCAGGTCCTACCGCAAGGGAGCCAGTGCCAGTGACGCGTTTTGCGCGGACGTCAGATAGCATGGATTAGCCCTCCTTTTTCTTAGAGGATTTTTTAGCCGTAGTCGGCTTAGGCTCTTCCTTTTTCATGGGAGTGCCGTCCGCGTTCAAGCCACGGGCCTTCAGTTCTTCGGCTGAAGGGGGAGCGAAACGATTACTCATAGTTCACCCCCTTACGATGCTGCGATGGTGCCGCCAGTATCCGAACGCTTCCAGTTAGTACCGTCAGAGAACGCCAGAATAGCGGAGCCAGCCGCACCGTCAGACACGTAAACAAGTGTGCCTGCACCTGCCGAAGAGGCAGACGGAGCAGTCGCTACAGTGTAGGTTGGAACTTTGATGTCGCCGATGAAACCGTTGGTCGAAGTCACGGGACCGGAGAAAGTGGTATTTGCCATGTGTCACCTCTTGCACAAGGATTCGCTTCACAGTCTGTGCAATGTCAGGTGGGCTGTCTACCTGTCTGCGAAGCTAATATGTTAAGCCCTGATACGAACATACACTAAAACAAAACAAAAAGAAAGGGGGCCGAAGCCCCCTTTCGATTAGGCACCGGGAGAACCGTAGATGCCCAATGGGTCAGACACACCGAACGAGTAACGCTCACGAGCTTTGTAGCGAGAGTTACCAGTGTCGAAGTCTGCGTCCATAGAAGTACTCATCGGAGTACGGACGAAGTGCTTCAGACCGTTAGGTACGTCAGTCAGCAGGAACCAAGCGTTCGTATCAGTCAGATAATTGTTCACGCTGTAGCCTTCAGGGATGGAACCCATCGAGCGCAGAGCGTTGATGTCGTTATCTGCGGTCGCAACGCGGCCTTCAGTTTGCAGCAAGCGAGTTGCAACGAACTGTAGGTTCGGCGGAACGATCAGTTTACGAGGCTTAGCTGCGATCAGAAGACCACGCTCGTCGGTCCACTGGCTGATGGCGATAACGGCGGCTTCAAGCGAAGTCTCGTTAAGGTCGGCAGCAACAGTAGGACGGTTCGAGTTGGTTCCGCCAGACACCAGCGGGTGATCGGTAGCACAAAGAGTTTTACCGTCGCCGTAAGTGGTGCCGCTGAACGCGTTGTTCAGCACGGAAGCAGCTTTAACCTGCTTGGTGTAAGCCATTGCGCGAGCCAGCGCTTTGGTGTAACGAGCAGACAGAGAATCATAGAGGTTGTCCTCGATGGCTTCTTCCGTGATGCTGAAACCCATTGCGATGGTTTCGTGCGTATAGCGGGCAGTCCATGCTTCTTGAGCATTGTCATACTCAATAGCAGCGCCTTCATTTTTAACAGGTGCTGCGGAAAAGCCCGATAGCTTAGTTTCTTCCTCAAACGAGCGATCTGAGGATTCAGTTTCGAAGATTTCGGCGTGCTCTTCGCCGTACTTTGCGTACTCCAACCCGAACAAAGCGTTCAGGCCGGGAAGGAGTTCTTTAAGTAACTGGGCGCGTGAAATAGCCATTGTCTACTCCTCCTTATACGCCAGTCGTGTTGTCATACTGATGGCCTGCGTTCCACTTAACGTAGGCTTCCGTATAACCACCCGAACTGTTTTTGGTTTCCTCAACCAAACCGACGATGCGGAAGGGCAGAGTGTTGGTAGTTGCAGACGTATCGGAGATCGCGCAACGAGAGTTACCCGAAGTCGAATCACCAGTGTTGTCTACACCTGCGACGTTTGCACCAATGTCGGTCTGTGCAAGGTCACCAATGGTCGTACCAGACGACACAACAGCAACTTTGAACAGGATGTCAGTGCCATCGGCGACAAATGCCTCGATGTCAGACGCGACAGTGCTTGCAGGGTACGATTGACGCCAGACCTTGTAGCCAAGGTTGGGGTCAGTGTACGTGCAACCAAGAAAGACACCGACAGGTGTCATAGCAGCATCAAACGTATCACGCTCGACGGTGCCTCCGGTAACCAGTTTGACAGCATCTCCGTAGAAAATGGAGGTAGCGTAGCCACTTGCAATCTTGAAGTGACGAGTTACGCCCACGAAAGGAGAGCCGCTCAACAGTTTTACCGGAACTAGGCCGTATGGCCCACTTACAGTAGGATAAGCCATGTTTAGCTCCTATTAGGTTCCGTTACCAAATGTGACCTTCGTTTTGCGATCATTGAAGATCGGCATACGAGGGTCGCTCTCGCGCATTAGGTTGTTATCAACGGACTCCATCTGAGCGCGTGCTTGTTGACCGTAGTGGTCGTTACGCTCTTCTACGAGTTCCGTAGGGGCTTTGCAAAGCATCAAACCACCAATCACGATGTTGTCTTTGAACCGTTCGTTCTCGACAGCAACCATCGTAATCTCTGGGTGGTCTACAGCCTTTACAGGCTCCCAACCTTCACGCAGTTTGGAAGACACATTCGTGGCATCAACCTGACCTTGGGTACTCACACGGACCCAGTGAAATGCGTAACCCGGCTCGGGATTGGGTGACGGTAGCACCTCTGGACGCTGCCAAGCCTTTTTGCGGGTCGTTTTTTCACGAGACTCAGCGTCCCGGTTTATACGATTCTCAGCCATTGTTCTTCCTCATATCTTCTGCAACCTGTTTGGCGTACTGTTCTGGGGTAAGACCCAGCCGTTTTGCTAGTGTAACCTGTGTTTGCGTTAGCCTAATCTTTTTAGGCGCTGTGCTCCGCGTAGCGGGTGCAACCACATTGTTAGATTTGCGTTTTGGCTTCGCCTGTACCTCCGGTTCATCCTCGAAGTTCTCGGGGAATAACTGTCGCATACGAGTGTCAATCCGCTCGTAGTATTCGTCACTCTGAGGGCTGATTCCCTCTTGGACAAGTTTATTATGCAACCCCAGCGCATAGCTTGTCATCTCTATGTCCTGATTGAACCACGGATTAGCTTCTTGCCAAGCCTCCGCTTTACGGTCCACCTGAACAGGCGCTGGAGCGGGTTGTGTTTCCACCTTAACAGGATTTTCGGTTTCCTGTAAAGCTGGTAACTTGAAATTGTTTAGCCTATCGGCCTTAATCTTAGCATTTGTTAAGCTGTCTTGCGCAGCAAGAACGGCATCTGAGTCACCAGCCTCATACGCGTCCTTGTATGCCTTCTTGGCAGCTTCCAACTCAGACGCTGCACTTCTCTTAGCTTGTTCGAGCAGCGCTGTCTGATTTTTGTTTACGTTGGCTTTGAGCTTTTTGTTCTCTTCAACAAGTTGTTGAGACAACCTTTCCAGCTCTTCACGCTCGCGCAGAGCCTGTTCTTTAGCTCGACGCTCGTCGTGGTAGCCTTTGCTGAAGTGCTGGATACGCTTGCGGACTTTCTCGGAATACTCTTCCAGCTCGTCCTCAGTAACGTCTTCAGGCGGATCAGAGGGCTTACGATTGCGATCTGCTTTCGGCGTATCGTCAACCACTTCAATCTCATATCCGTCGTCATCAGTATCCACTTCGTCTTCAACGACAGGTGCAGGCTTCTCAGCCTTTGCTTTAGCCTTTTTACCGCCAACATCTACTTCCTCCGCACTGGACGGCTCGATTTCGATCTTACGGTCCTTGGCTTCCTCTTCATGAGGAAATTCAAACTCTACTTTTTGAAAGGGCATGGTAACCTCCTTAAACTGCCATGATGCCGCTAGGGTCAGGGATTACAGCTTCAATGGAGTCGTCGTTCATCAGACGGAACTCCTTGCCGTTCACCTTGAAGCGAGTACCTGTGTTCATGCGGAACATCACGTAGTCGCCTTCTTTACACCACGGGCCGTTAGGGAAGCGCTCAGTGTCGGTGTAGGCGTCAGGCCCCATATCCAACACAATGCCCATAATCGACATGATGTACTCTCGGTGCATCACGTCTGAAGTCTTCAGCAGGGTGCTACCTTTGTAATACTTATCGACATCAGGCAGTGCGATAAGGATTCGGTAGCCCGTTGGTTTCGGGAGTTGTGCCTCCCATTCTTCGTCCGTAATTACCCGTTCTTCTACGGGTTCAGCCGCAGCGGCAGCTTCGTCCATTCGCTTCTGTAGCTCAACGGGTACTACGATTTTTTGTGGTTCAGTCATCGTCATTGTCCATATAGTTGCGCGAGAGGTCTTCAATGTATTGCTTGCTGGCTTCAAGACCCCGAATGAGGCCAACAATCTCCCTGTAGTTCGCGTAATCCTTAGCGGACCCCGCGTTCAAGAAGTCTTGTGCAGACGAGATTTGCTCGTCGATGTGTTTTTTAAGCACGTCAAAGACGGTTTTTGCCATTATTCACCCCGCTTAGGTTTGCTCTGCATGAGCTTGGCGATCTCTAAATCGAGCTTGTTGTTGTCCTTGCGGCGGTTTGCGGCTACGCGCACACCCTCCTTCTGGGCATCAAGCTGGAGTTCTTGCTCGTCGATCTGAATTTCCTTCGCTTTAAGCGTTGCGTCGAGGACATCTTTCTGGGCTTTACGCTGCAACTCTGCCTGTTTGAGCTGCACATCTTGAGCATCTTTCTGTGTTTTGCGCTGGACCTCTTGAGCCTTGATTTGAAGCTCGGCTTGTTT